GTTGAATAGAATGATATAAAATTATAAGTCTATATTTTATACCAATGAACCCAACACTATCTAATATATCGGAGGATGGCGACATCTATAAGTTTACATTAAGCGGGATTAATGTAAGTTTAGCCAATGCTATTCGCAGAACCATATTGTCTGATATTCCCACTGTCGTGTGTTATACTGATACTAGCGTAGATGGACAATGCAGCATACCGATTAATACTACACGTTTGCATAATGAAATCCTCAAACAACGTCTTAGTTGCATTCCCATCCATAGTGCGGAACTAGACACGTTGCCTGGCAACTATGTTTTAGAATTAGATATTCAAAATGAAACTGACGCGATGATTATTGTTACGACTGAACACTTCAAAGTAAAAAATAAGGCAAATGGAAACTACATCACCGAAGAAGAAACCCGCAAACTATTCCCACCTTGCCCAAAAACAAATATGTTCATTGATTTCGCTAGAATTAGACCAAAGATTGGTGCAAGCATTCCTGGCGAACGAATTAAGTTGACTGCTGAGTTCTCCGTACATACTGCGAAGGAGAATGGAATGTTTAATGTGGTTTCCAAGTGTTCATATGGAAATACTCCTGACGTAGTTCGTGCGAAGAGCGTGTGGGAAGAGCGTGAAAACAAATTACGGTCAGAACAATTAACCGCAGATGAAATCGCTTTTCAAAAAAAGAACTTTATGTTGTTAGACGCTCAACGTTATTTCGTAGAAGACAGCTTTGATTTCGTGCTTCAAACTCTTGGCGTGTATGAAAACCGGGTTATTGTCAAGAAGGCGTGTGCGGTTTTGCAAAATAAATTGGCGGAAATCGTGAATACGATTGATGCAAAGACCATTCCGATTATAAACAGCGAAACGACAATTGAAAACTGCTATGATGTCGTATTAGAAAATGAAGATTATACTATTGGTAAGTCGCTAGAATATGTGTTGTACAATAAATATTATTTGGGAGATAAGTCCCTAACCTTTTGCGGATTTAAGAAATTCCATCCACACAATGATGATAGCACGTTACGTGTTGCGTTTGGAATGCCGTCAAGCACACAACACGTATCTGATTATTTAAGAATAAGCTGTATTGAATTGCACGAATTATTTAAAAAGGTGCACGGTATGTTTTAGAATAGTAGATTGATAACGTAGAAACATATATTTTTTATCTGCATCAAATATCGCGGCGTTATGTAAAATTGTCTATGCATAATTTAAGAATGAAAAAAATAAAAATTCCGATTAGATATTTGCCGGTCAGGTTAACCCAGAAAGATAAACAAGAGCAAACTAAAATGTTGAATAGATCAAAAATAATGTATAAAACAGGTAAATATTACACACGAGAGAAATTACCGTCATTTAAGAGCAAACCGTCCAACCACGTTGCAACCGCCCGTAAAATGTATAATGTAGAAAATGTACTGCCTAGTAAAAATCTATCTCGCAAAACTGGTTGTTCGGTAAGTGCATTAAACAAGATTGTTAAAAAGGGTATGGGTGCGTATTATTCGTCTGGGTCAAGACCAAATCAAACCCCACACTCGTGGGGGCTAGCCAGATTAGCCAGCTCCATTACTGGCGGTAAATCTGCGGCGGTTGATTATGATATTTTGGAGGATGGTTGTAACCATAGAAAGCCCGCCTTTATTTTAGCAAATAAATCGGTAAAGAAATATAAGCATGGTCAATCGAAAACCAAAAAAATAGTAGTGAATGTCTAACTTGTCAAGTAGATAATAAAATTGATTGTTGATATACAGTTCAAATATGTATATCAAAATGGGAGCGTCACTATGTTGTTCATATACGTACAATGCGCCAAAAAATATTTCCACAGATACACTATATCACAATATGGAATTTGATTATTTGAATAACGTTGAATATAATGATACGACGGTGTTTACCTTTCCCATCAAGTATGGAAAGGTGGTAAAAATTTACGACGGCGATACGATTACAATTGCAGCGAAGCTTCCAAACACGGAAGGACCGATTTACCGATTTTCAGTTAGATTAAACGGCATAGACACACCCGAAGTAAAAGGCAAAAGTGTTGCTGAACGGGACTTGGCAAAGCAAGCAAAAGGCGCAATGCACGAACTGTTGTATGGAAAAATTGTGGAATTACGCAATGTTGCCAATGAAAAATATGGACGCATATTAGCCGATGTATATATCGGCGATATTCACGTAAATCAATGGATGATTACGGAGAATTTTGCGGTATCATATGATGGCGGTAAGAAACAACGTCCCGATAATTGGGATTAGATTGCAAATAATATATAGAATTGTAATAATATATATAATATAGTATTACAACAATGGACAATGAAGCGAAAACAAAAACTATTCATTTTGAGTTAGGAAATATCAATACTTCTTCCAAATTGCAATATAATAGTGCAGAATATGACAATTTCGGGGATAATTATAATCACATTATTGATAACGTGTATGTAGGTAATATTTTTTCATTTGGCGACAATAATTTTATTGCAGGACTAGACCAAATTATCAGTTTGGTCAAACCGCCGTCATCTATGAAACATATCAATTCTATTCACATATTGTTTGATGATATGGATTATGTTGATATATTGCCATATGCCGAGCGTGTTTTTGCATTATTAGAGACTGGCAAAAAAACATTGGTGCATTGTTTAGCTGGGAGGTCAAGGTCGTGTGCGGTTGTTCTATATTATATTATGAAAAAACATAACAAAACATTTCAAGAAGCACATGACATATTGAAAGCAAAACGGGTTGATACGTGCATAAATAGAGGATTTATCCGAACGCTACAACAGTATGAAACGCAACTACATTTGTAATTAATTTAGACCTATATTTGGAAAATCAATTGTAAAAATGTGCATGTATGGTATAGGTCTTATATGGAAAATTCAATAAATATATTTTACAAAATATTTCAAATAATGGATCATTATGAAACCGTTTTAGATAATAAATCTTATCACGGAAATAAGTACAAACCAGACGAAACCTTCAATGATTTTATGAATGCGGACGATTTTTTTTCGTTTATATCTAAACAAGTCCCTATAAATAAGGTTCCAAAACCTCCCCCTAGGAGCGGCAATGCACCACCGGATGACGATGATTTCTTCTCCGCGGGTGCACCCCCTCCACCTTCTGCTGATGACAAACCCCCCACAGACCCAGATCCCTTTGCCAGCGAAGATCACGCGTCCGATGCTGTTCCAAAAACTGACGAGGATGCAATAATCAAGAAATATATTAAGAAATGTTACAAACTCATTGTTTTAAAATGTCATCCAGATAAGAATACGACAAAAGCAAATAGTAGTGTACTCTTTATAAAATGCAAGGACTATTACAATGAACAATTGCTAATTGGATTGTTGTATATATTTTATCTTTACAAGATAAAGCCACCGCATCCATTAGATATTTCTACACCGGTTGTGCCAGACGACAATTGCAATATACTTATCGATCGGATTTTGCGCGAAATACGAGTTATTCAGGATAAATTAACAGAACTAAATTCACCAGTTCAAGAAGAACCACCGCCACAACCACAACCCGAACCGGAGCCAGAACCACCGACAACTGATGTACAGTCGTCAGAAAATTGAACTTGATTATATATTTTATATATGATCAACTTAGTGCAATTATCATAAGAAATGGAAAAGCGTCTGAATGTCAAGTTTGAAACGTATATTACGGAATTTAAAAATGAAATCCGTGATAAGATTAAGCAGTTGAAATTTAGTGAAACAGAAAAAAGTAGCGAATTGGTTGGGTTTGTATACGATTATGAACGCTTGATATTTGAAAAGGACGACGTTTGCAAGCGTAAGCGTATAAAGAATGCAGTGCCAGTACTAAATCGTTGCAATGCAAAGCGTGCAAACGGCGAACAATGCACTCGGCGACGTATGGATGAACACGAATTTTGTGGAACGCACGTGAAGGGCACTCCACACGGACTAATGTGCCAATCCGGGGCGGTTGAACAATTGAAACGCAAGGTTGATGTAACTGCACACGAAATTTGTGGGATTGTCTACTACATTGATGATGTAAATAATGTATATAACACAGAAGACGTTATGTCTGGAACAGAAAATCCACGCATCATTGCTAGATATGAAAAACATCACGGACGATATACTATTCCGGAATTTGGACTAATGTAATGCCTATGGACTTGCCGCATCCTTTGCCATCTTGCGAACAAGGGTTTCTTTTACCACCTCCTCGCGATTTTCAATAATATATTCATTCACTTGTGTTGCTTGCATTAAATCGCCATTGTAATATTTAGTTAAAATATCAAATAATCCTTTTTTTGTTATCGGCTTCTTTACATTGCGCTTGGTATAACATAACTGTCCGTCTTTGATATCAAAACAATCAATGTTATTTGCATTCATTGTTTGCATTAACTTGGTAGATACGTTCTTTTTTTCGTTTTTGCGCGAACTGATCTCGGTTTGCAACTTTCGTATTTCATTGTCTAATTTTACCCAATCTTTGATGCTATCTATTAACTGTTGCTTATTTTCCATTATTTTATATACATAATGCTAGATTTTTATACCGTTTACCATTATTATTTGGTTAGCGGCATCATATTATTATATATATAGTGTATATTACCGATATACAATTAAGATGTTCTTAATGACTTCACGCAGAACTATGAATAATCCAAATGAACAACGCCCACATAATTTTATGCCTCTACGCAATCGTATGGCTCCTTCATCCGCACCAACAACTATTAATGCAGTGGTTCAACCAGAAGCACCTAGCAAACCGAAGATGAAATGGGGGGCTCCAACGTGGACATTCTTACATACATTAGTCGAACAGTTTAAAGATGCTCTTTTTCCTGCAATGCGACAAGAATTATTTCGTATCATTTTTACAATCTGCACAAATTTACCTTGTCCGATATGTTCTAAGCACGCACACGAATATTTGAGTAAGATTAATATCAATTCTATTCAAACAAAGCAAGATATGATCCATATGCTGTTTGTGTTCCACAATGAAGTAAATAAACGTAAAAGTGTTGCCCCGTTCCCCATTGATGGTTTAGATAAATACAAAACCGGTAACTATAAAGCGATCACCAATATTTTTATCGTGCATTTTCAAGAAAAAACCCGCAACATTCATTTAATTGCGGATGAGATGTATCGACAGCGTAATATCGCAATAATTAAACGATGGATTGTTGATAATATTGACAAAATCGAAATAATTGAATAAAATAATACCGCAAAACTGTATCATTTTATGAATATTTGGCCAATAACATCAATTTACATATTTTTTGTAATGAGTTTTCCGCCTTTGTATACAGAACATTTGAACGTGGATGTATTCGGCTTTGAACATTTTACCAATTCAGGAGAACCTGTCGTGAAATATAACATGTCCATCTGTTTTCCGCCACTTGATACCGACAGTGCCCACAATAGACCCATCAAACCACCCAATACAAGTGATGCAGCCAGTTGTCCAAACTTATAACACGAATTTTTAACATTCCACACAAAATCAAATATTAGTAATACTGGGAAAAATATGAGTGTTGGCACATTCATAGCAGCCACGCTGTTCTTTATTATTGGGTAAAGTAAATATACAAACGTGAATGCCAACATTGATTGACTTTGTGGCAGAAGTGAAGTATCTTCTACGAGCGAAAACGCTTTGCATATATCGGCTGGTGCCGTGGGTGCATCAAACATATCTGTCCACCACGTATGTTTAGCGATGTTTGTGAGTACCGGTGAGAACATCATAACTATCGCGGTCGATAGAATTAAACCGGCTAAATATACTACACCTTTGTAATCCGCGTTTAATAATGAAGCCAGTGTAAAGAAACACGCGATTATGAATGGTGCCAGACGAAGAAACAAGTATCCAAATACTAATAAATTTAAATCAAACATCGGGTCTATTATACTATACTTGCACATTTGTTTTTCACGTACTTGTAAAAACGTAATTAAACACTTCTTGAATTGTGGATACTTTATAGAACTCTATGCCATCGGACACTTTTGCGGTTTTCTTCCATTCTAGGAAGTCGCGGTGGTTTGCTTCTGGATATAGAAAGATTTTTATACCCGCACGTATACCGCCGATTATTTTCATGTCTAGACCACCAATCGCAGTTACTTCTCCCTGCAAATTGATTTCGCCAGTTATTGCTAGATTGTTCTTTATCTTTTTATTGTTGAATATACTAAATATGGCTGCTGTGATCGCTGCTCCCGCCGATGGACCGTCCTTTGATACTGCCCCCTCTGGACAGTGAATGTGTAGTCCTTGACATTGTGTTTCCTTAAATTGTACCAATAAATCCTTTTTGACCTCGTTTGGTGTTAGGTTCCACGCTAATGATTTGGCAACGTTCATGCTTTCCTTCATCACGTCACCTTGTAATCCAGTTAATCTTAGTTCCAAGAAAGAAGAAGATGGATATAGCAGAGTTTGTATTGGTATTATTCCGCCTCGTCCCAGTGCATTCGCCCAGAGCCCGTTGATTATTCCGACTTCGGGAACCTTATGTATAGTTTTTTCGGTAATTTTATGATACTTTGTTAAATACTTATTTTCCAAGTTGTCCTCGGTAATTATTATTGGCAACTCAATGTCAGTATCACTTGCGTTTTTCAGTATATCTAAGTTGATTTCTCCAAATAAATCAAACAATAATTCTTTTAATTTTCTAACGCCTGGCTCCAATGTATATTTCTCTATTATGTGTTCTATCATGATATCCGATATATCCACGATATTATCAAACCCCATTTTGGTATTTATCTCGGGCAATATATATTTCTTTACTATTACCATTTTGTCATCTAATGATAGGTTCTCAAACTTGATGCGATGTATGCGATCCAATAATATACGGTCTATTTGGTCAGGGTCGTTATATGAAAATATAAAGAGAGCCTTTGATAAGTCAATGTTTATTCCACTGAAATATTTATCTTGAAATGTATCGTTCTGTGTTTGGTCTATTAAATGGGTAAATATGCCGATTATTTCGCGCCCGTTCTCCGTTTTGCTTACTTTATCCAGTTCATCAATATAAATGATCGGGTTCATACATTTTGCATCCATTAATATGTCTACTATCTTGCCCCATGTTGAGTTCATATATGTATAGCCGTGTCCTTCTATCGTGGAACCATTGCACGACCCACCCAACGCAATAAATGCGAATGGACGAGAACTTCCATCTGCGTTCTTTAAACAATGCGATAATCCTTTCTTGGCGAGTGATGTGTTATGTGCAACCGTAAAATCGCCTAATAAAAATCGCGAATTGCCATCAATTTGAAATCCGTAATAGTCATCTTCGTCCAATGGAACCACTCGAATGCCTGTATTCATAGGATTTTTTATTTGTTTGTGAGAGCGGGCCCTTTTACGTTGTAATAATACAGGTATTTCATCAAGTCCATTGCCAGTTATTATTATACGATGATATGTTCCCCATCTTCTTTCACCATTATACATACACGATTTTTCACATTCTTGCATCATTCCACGCATTCCAATACTTCTTACCAAAAATAATATGTCATCAGCTAATATTTTATTCTTTTGAGTGATTTCCAAACTATTGTTCGTTGGATTATGGTATCCATCGCTGTCTATTAAACCTGCAAGCAATTTTAGTCTGTTTTCTTTTGAATTGCATTTATACACATCCGGAATATGTTTGTTGTTGATGAGATTGTATTTTTTTAAAATGTTTAAAAACGCGTTCCTTGAATAATCTTTCTTGCCAGTTGTAATATGATAAGTAAATTCATTTTTGGTTCCCATTTTGCCTTGGTTAAGTTGCAGACCGTGTTGTTGGGCATATTTACTATAATACTCTACTATTTCAGGGTCTATTGTTGTTATTCTAAACGTAGACTTGTCACCGTTTCCTAACCAATAACCCAATGCATATGGGTCCATATCTAGCTGCTTTTCTACGAAATTTATTCCAACTTTGTATCCTTTCAAACAATCCTTCAAAGATGCCGGCAGACTTAAATAATCTTTTATGCATATATCAACTATATCGTTTTTATAATAGCGACTTCCCAGTATAGTTTTATGTCTGTCTCCATTTAGATTTGGTTTTGTCATTTTAAGACTAAGTATATGACTTTCGTTCACCACATAATCATCGCCCTTTATTTGTTCTATGCGATACATTTTTTCTCTTCCTTTACCCAACGCCAACACATTACGCGGTCTGCTATCGTCACCCATCAATTTATCATCGGTTGTTATATCTTGAACCATCTTTATTTTTCCATTTGATAGCATAATAGGTGTATCCCTTTTGAAACATTTGCCAATGCCAGGCGAGCCTTCAAACCCAAAACAATAACCAGTTTGTTCGCCGTTCATCCATTGTCCTATTATTTTCATTATTTGGTTCTTCGCCCGCCGATGTGCATATATGGAATTATCTAGCACGGATAGGACATCTGAGAGAGTATTTTCTACCTTCTTTATGTTCTTGTTTAACGTTTCAGTATCGGTTATTATTCTCGTCAAAGATGATTGTGTTATGTCGGCCATTACCTTGTCATATAAATCATATAAAATCATCGGTTGTTCCTTCTTGATTTTTTCCAAAAATTCGGCGATTTTCTTTATCTGCATCTGTTTTGTTTGGTTTGATGTGGTGATTTTTACATCTACTGCGTGTGTCTTTGCATAATTATTTACATGTTGCACAACCACATTTATTTCTTTTAAAGATAGACTATTTAACACGGTTTCTATCATTGGACCAATGTTCTCGCGTGAGTATTCCATAATGGCTTTTGTTCCTTTTATTATATCCAACACAGTGTACATCTTCTTTGATGAAATTTTCAACTCAGGAAATAACCTTTGCACGATGGTTAATATGCGCCGATACCATTCGTTCAATATCTTTATTTCTTTCAATGCCGGTTCCTCGCGATATACTCCAAACGGTATTTTTATCAACCCTTCTAAGTATTGTTTGGCTTTTAACCCCATCTCGTCTGGCTTGCCTTTTATTTCTTTTAACTTTAACATAGCTTTTTCTTTTACAATGTCGTCCGCTTTCATTAAATAGATTTGTTGTTCTAGCGAGACTTGGCTTACGTCGTACTTTTGCATCATGTTGTTCGCCGTCGTAAGAGCGTGTTTTACCACTTCTTTGAAGTTCTTCTTTATTTTACACGGCAGGCTTTCGTAAAAGAATTGCAGCTGTTGGTTCTCCGCACCATCCGTTGAATTCACTGACAACATTTCATATAACAAATAACTTATGTAATTTACATCATTGTCGTTCTCGTTGATTAATAAATTTATCAATAATCCTCGCTGCGAATATATGTCTAGTTCTAAAAACGACTTCATCGTTACGTCTAGTTTATTCTGTTTCGTTGTGGTCACGTCACGTATAACGGTAAACATTTTTTTTATAATATCGTCGTTTCCATTTATCAGAACGTCCTTTAATGTCATCGTTTCTTTTATTCTACTTATTATATAACTTTCTAATTGTCTGCGTCCACAAGAGAGTTTGGTTATCTCTTCCATTCTTACAGAAACATATTCGTTTACGATGCAATCCATCTGCACATCGTCTATTATGCCAGTGATTAATAAACTTTTTTTAGCTTTTTCATTCTGAATAACAACTCTTATTCCATACACTCGTTGATATAATAGTTTGGTTCCAGGGTCAACGTCAAAACATTCAAATGATACGGCTTCTGATAAATTAATGTCGTCGTCGGTTATTTTATTTGCACATATTTGCCCGGGATTGGCTGCTATTTTGTGATTTGGCTTCCAATGGAGAACTTTATATCCAGTAGGTTGTATATATTTCTTGATTAAGTTGTATTTATCTTGCATAATCGGGTTTTGTATCTGCATATTTTTAAATTCGGATCCAAAACTGATAAATAACAAATCATCTATGGTCTTTGTACCAAACCCACAAATGATTGTTGATAATTTATCTATTACTTGTTGACATTCAGCTAGATTATTGTCTACATCCGCTGATTTTTCACACAAGATTATTTTTTCTGTTAGCGTTTTGGTTTTTGTAAATAGATCACCGAGAACACTTATCGATAATGTGGCCTCATTATCACTAAATATTTTATCTTTTTTGTTCTTTTTTATAGAGGACATTGTTTCGCGGATTATTTCCTGTATATATACGATTTTGCTTGCGATTAGGTCTATTGTTTTTTTAATATCATCAGGTTGTTTAAGCAACTTTTTTGGTTTGCTTATTTTGGGTTGAATATTCATAGTTATACATTATCTTATTATTAATTTTCGTGTTTTGTACTAATCGTAGTCTATTATGTAAAATAATATAAACAGTAAATTGTATTATTTGTATCCATCTCTGTAATCTAACTTGTAATACTATGGGCATTCCAAGTTACTTTTCACACATTATTCGCAATTATTCTAATATTGTTAGAAATTTGCGTTTCTTTAAAGAGATTATTGGTTTTCGGTTTGAGCACTTGTTTATGGATTGCAATTCTATTGTGTATGATGCAGTTCATTCTCTTGAAAAACGGGTAAATGCGGGGGAAATCGCCAAGGATAGCGACCTGGATACCATTATTATTAATGATGTTATTCAAAAAATAGATGTATACGTTTCCATTATTCGCCCATCCAAAACTATATATATTGCATTTGATGGGGTTGCCCCATTCGCCAAAATGGAGCAGCAGCGTACCCGGCGTTATAAGTCCCATTTTATTAGCAATGTTCAATTCTCGGATGCCACAATGCCACCGCCATTTACCTGGAATACTTCGGCAATTACACCGGGAACGCGGTTTATGGAGAAGTTGTCCAACCGCATGAATTATCATTTTAAAAACTCTGAACAAAAATACAACGTGAAATCCGTTATTATATCGTCGTCGGATGTACCGGGCGAGGGGGAACATAAATTATATAGTTACATTCGTGATAAAAATTTAATCAATGACAATGTCGCAGTATATGGATTAGATTCCGATCTTATTATGTTGTCCATTTTCCATTTGGAATTTTCTAAGAACATCTATATTTTTCGCGAGGCACCCGAGTTTTTGAAGAATTCTATTCCGATTGATTCGCGTGGTGATAATGACAATGAGCCCCATTTTTTAGATATACGTCTATTGGCTACCTCCATTTTATCTAATATGAATTGTGAACATTCGCACGCAGACAGAATAGATGATTATGTGTTTTTATGTTTTCTATTAGGTAACGATTTCTTACCGCACTTTCCAGCGATGAATATTCGCACCCACGGCATTGACGTTCTATTGGATATGTATCGCATCTATATCGGCAGACATCCAGACAAGTTTTTGGTTTCTCGTTCTTCTGGCAAGATTTATTGGAAAAATCTGTCGTTGCTTATTAACGAAATTGCGAAGAAAGAACACGAGTTTTTAATGCAAGAGTATTTCGTACGTGACAAGTTAGATTATCGGAAGTTTCCTGAAACCACCCCCGCAGAGAAGGAACAAGTATTTATCAATGCACCTATTATATATCGTCACGATGAGAAATACATATGCCCCAGCGAGAACCATTGGGAAGACCGTTACTATAAATTGCTGTTTTCTACTTATCGTAAACCAAACCATATTAAACCCATCTGCATTAATTACTTGGAAGGGTTAGAATGGGTATTTAAGTATTACACTGGCGTCTGCCCTGACTGGAAATGGAAGTACAATTACCATTACCCACCATTGTTCAGCGATTTATGTAAATATGTTCCGCATTACGATACCGATTTTTTGCACTCTATTTTAACTGCAAATAGTAGCCGTCCGTTTTCTCCATATGTCCAATTATCTTATGTATTGCCTCATTCAAAACTGGATTTACTGCCGAAAGATATTGCGCAGTTTTTGAAAGCCAATTATAAGGATTTATATCCTGAAAAATATGATTTGTGTTGGGCATTCTGTCGGTATTTATGGGAAGCTCATCCGCTGCTTCCTGAAATCTCGGTTGACTTGCTTGAACAGTGGGATAGACAATTTAGTTTTTGGAATTCAGACAATGATAAGAAGTAGATTGTTTGCATAATTATGATAAGACTTAAATATTGTATTTGAAAAATTGAAAAACAACAGATTTAATAATATTTTAAGTAATAAGATACGTTGAACTTGAAAATACTATGGACGCTATAAAACAGGCGGCAATAATGTATGGGTTATGGATAGTTGCTCACTTTTGTGCGCCGTTTCTCTACATAAAAATGTGTGTGCCATTCACATTTGTTGGGTTTATTATGTCACCGTTTGTTGCTACAATGCCTTATTGTACGGCATTAAGATGGGTCATTCAGACTAGCGGCGATACTATTAAGACAATGTTTATATTGTTAGGAACGTGGTTAATTAGCAAAATATTGTAAGTACTTAGTAGTTAAAATTATAAAAGTATGTATATTAGAAAAATAAATTAGATTGTATATTTGTTTTTTTATATTGCACTATAATAACTGTGGTAGACAGAATGAATTTAATGTATTTTCTTATGGAACACTTCTTTGAAGAAGAATGGGCTTGTGCTGTTGGAATTTTAACAACTAGCATTTTGCTCACCTTGATACGTGCAAATGGGCTTTCAATTGCAATATCAAAAATGATTACGGCACTCCAACGTGGTGAGAAATTAGTTTCCTATGAAATGTTGAAGTGGTTTGCATTAGTGACTGGATTGTATGTAGCATTTTATTATATATATAAATTATTTCAAAACAACTTGATGACAAAGTTGCGCCAATGGGTTCGCCAGCAAATTTTAAATATGTTACTCTTGCACAACAATGAGAATTATTCCGGCATTAATTTTACTAAGTTGGCCTCGCCGATTACACGATTATCTACTACGATGTTTACTACCGTAAGTGATTGGCTCTCTTATATATTTCCAAATCTAATGTTTTTGGTATTGATGGCGATATACTTTTTATATACAAATCGGACACTAGGCTTGTTATTCATAGTAGGCAATGTGCTAATCATTTCTTATTTCTTGTTTAATATGCAGAATATGATGGATAGCAATCGGGTATATGAGAAAAGTGTGCACGAAACCGAGAGTTATATGCAGGAAATATTAAATAACATAGAAAAAATCATTTATCGTGGTCAAGTTGCCAATGAAATTAAGATATTCGGCGCAAAATCGAATAAGACAGTGAATGATGCATATGATTTTTATTCAACCATTTCTAAACACGGAACCGTTATGAATATAATAACAAATATTACGGTCATTGGGTTGATGTGGAAGTTAATATCAATGCATTTTGCAGGCGATATGTCGGTTTCTACGATAATCACATTTATTACAATATTAACGTTGTATCGAGAAAATATGACAACCCTTGTAACTCAGATATCAGATTCATTAGAATGTTTGGGCCGTGTAAATACTGTTTTAGAAAATGTGGTTGGGCTGAACAATATAACCAAAATGCCAAAATTGGTGGAAGATAAAGGAGATGATTTGGGAGTTATAACCTCAATAAAATATGAAGGTGTTACAAGTGAATATACTGGAACAAAAGAAATAAATGCAGAGATACGTCCAATCGGAGGAAAGATAATTGGGATACGAGGAGATTCCGGATCTGGCAAAACGACGATGATAAAAATGTTGTTAAAAATGATCCCGATAACCGGTGGGCGCATAACAGTAAACGGAAAAGACCTTAGTGAAATAAGCACAACTCAAATACGATCACAGATTACATATGTTGATCAAAAGGGAAAAATGTTTGATCGTAGTGTAGAAGAGAATATCTCGTATGGATGTGAAGGAGGGTGTGAGTCAGTGGAAAAAAGGATAAAAAAGAGGCGAATGAAAGAGATGTTGAGAAAGGAAGAAAGAGGAGTAGAGATAGGAGAGAGATGGTCA